TGCCCGATCCGATCTCGATGAACCGGGCAAAGATCCAACGGACATTGGCGGCATTGTCATCTTTGATGACCAGCTTCCGGTCCTTCACCTCGTAGCCCAGTGGGGGCACACCGCCCATCCACATGCCCTTCATGCGAGAAGCTTTGACTTTGTCGCGGATACGTTCCGCCGTTACCTCACGCTCGAATTGGGCAAAGCTGAGCAGGATGTTCAGCGTCAGCCGCCCCATGGAGGTGGTCGTGTTGAAGGACTGAGTGACGGATACGAAGGTGACGCCGTTCCGGTCGAACACCTCTACCAGCTTGGAGAAATCCATCAGCGAGCGGGACAGCCGGTCGATCTTGTAGACGACGACCACGTCGACCAGCCCATCTTCGACATCGGCCAGCAAGCGTTTCAGGCCGGGGCGTTCCAGTGTGCCGCCGGAAATGCCGCCATCATCATACTGATCGCGGACCAGCACCCAGCCCTCGGATCGCTGGCTGGCGATGTACGCCTCGCAGGCCTCTCGCTGGGCATGAAGCGAGTTGAATTCTTGCTCCAACCCTTCTTCTGAGGATTTGCGCGTGTAAACGGCGCAGCGCAGTTTTCTGACAACAGGCTTGGTCATGCGCCCCTCCGATGGTTCTTCAGCCCAAAGAACACCCAGCCATTCCAGCGGGTGCCGGTGATCGCGCGGGCGATGGCCGACAGCGATTTGTAAGGACGACCCTGCCAGTCGAAACCGTCGGTCGTGACCGTGACGAGATGCTCGACGCCCTGCCATTCACGGATCAGACGCGTGCCGACGATAGGTTTCAGGTCGGCGCGGATGCGGCTCTTCTTGCGATCGCCGCCGTCCAGCTGTTCGCCGAGGGCTTCCAGCCGCTTCACGGTTTCCGGCTTCAGGCCGCCATAGGCCAGTTCCTGGATGCGGTACGCGAGGCGGCTCTCGAGGTAGCGACGATTGAACGGCGGCGGCTCGCTGTCGAACAGCTCACGCCATTGCGTCTTCAGGTCTGGCGTTGGCGTTGTCTTCAGCGCGGCTAGGCGGACGGGAATGGGGTCTTGTTTGGTCATGCGTTTCTCCGGTGAGTTGGAGTTGCATGACGCCATTCGTCGGCCGGATAGTGTAGGGAACTTTCTCTACTATTCTCAGATACTTCCGCCCGATCGCGCATCCGCAGGCGAACCAGCCCGATAGCCAGCAGGCCACACAAATCGGCACGGCGTTCCGCCGGGGTCATCTGGTCCGCTGGGAGTGGGTTGGGTCGTTTCATGTCTCTGGCAGCCGTGATTGGTGATGTTGTTACCAATCAAAAGCCACCCCGAAGCCCCTTGTGGGACATGCCGCACCCTGTGGCTACCTATAAGTGCGAACAAGTAGTGAACATCACCTCTTGCGAAAGAAAGTTTCGTCAACGATTATCCGAGGTTGAATCAGGTAGAGAGCAAACATTCGTTGAGGTGATTTCATGGCGCGCAAAGCAATTCCGATCGGTCCCAATATTCTTGCGTTGATCGAAGATGCTCGTATCGATCTTGCCCGAGCAGCACTTGCCGTCCGAGAGGGAGAAAACGAGCCGGATTTCGCCCTGCCAGATAACCCATCCGACCTGACAGATGACGATGCCGTGGAGTCATTTCGGCTGGACCTGATCCGGACGCTGTCGGAATTCGATCAGGATGAACTGCGACCGGCAGAGCAGCGATCACGTAGAATTCGTGCGCTCTCAGACGGAAAGGGCGTGACCTCCCTCACGACGATTATCAAGCAGCAACTCGATGATGCGCAGTCGCAGGAATTCGACCGACAGCCAGACCAGCTCTGCAGAAGCATCTGGACTTATCTCAATGCGCGCGAAACGTTCGAGGACGCGGAAAGTTTTCATTTTGCACGACAATTCCGTGAGCACGGAAAGCTTTATGACGCATTCGAGGTCGAGCTTGAAAATCATGTAGCCCTCGATGCGGCTGCAATTGGCGAGGTGGCGCTGGCAGCCAAGATCAAGGGGGTGCTCGAGCTGAAACCCGAGATTTCCTGCACGGTGAAAGCGCTCGATCTGCCCGCAACTGAAACGCACCCCGCGTCGATCATGCTGATCGTCCGGCATGGCGGGCCGCTGTCGAGCGTCTATGACCATCGACACGACGGACGTAGGGGAACCATCTATTATCGCCCTCCGAACGAGGCGACTCTCATTTACACGCCGTCGCTCCGCCAGATTGAGGTCTGCGCGGACAGCCCTGTGGTGCGCCAGACAGTCAGCGACTCGTTCGCCGAAGTTGCCCTCGGTCACGACATCTCTCAAAAGCCGCTGACCTGGAAGCGCTACAACCTCTCGCGGTTTCGTACCTCGCTTCGTCTGCAGCCGCCGGAAATCGATGGCTACGCATTCGCGTTTGCCCGCGTCGTGGAAGCAGAGATCCGGCTCGGGGTCTGGCGCCGCAAGCTGCAACTGAAGGTCGCCGTCGATGACGACATTGAAGAGGTGGCGGACAAGTATCTGGGCACCAGAAACATATTCCGCCGTGCCGAAGCTTTCAGTCGGATTGCCATTGCTGTCGCCTACAACCGGGTCGGCGACGAAAAGGAGCGGACGCTCAATCTCACGATCTCCGGCACGAAAAGCTGCAATCTGCAAAGCAAGACGGATCCGGAAGAGCGCGCCCTCGGATTCGCCCTCCTCAAGGAATGGGGGATCCTGAGCGCATTCCGGCAGATCGCGTCCGATGACCTGCAGGCGATATTTCCCCAACTGGTTCAACTCCATGACCGCATTGAAGACGAGGTCAGCGGCAGCTACCTTCTGGAACTCGGGCTCGACGCCAGTCGCCTGATCGAGGGTGGGCTGCTTGAGCGCCGCGACCGTCAGGATGTGGTCCTGATCGACGATCACGACCTCGACGGGGAAGGCACTGTGAAGCCGTCGGCGACAGAGGGCATGGTCAACACGGTGGGCCCGTTCGGCGAGGACGCAGGCAAGCGATCGGTGTCGGATGTCGAGATGTTCGCGATTAACGGCCAATGGCTTCACGAGACCCTCATGCGGCTGATAAAGCCGCTCTTGAGCAAGCGAACAGCCCAGATCCTCGACCCGGACCTGACCCTGCTCGGCGCAATGCAGGTGGATGGTGCCGAGGTGCCCGTCTATTTCGCCCGGCGCCTGAATTACCCGAAAACTGCCCAAAGGCTGGACCTGGCCTTGCGTGCGCGGAACACAGCTGGCGTCGGCATCATCCTCGCGGCCAGTGAGGAAATGCCATCGCATCTCGGCTCCAACGTGGTTGTGCCACTTCTGTCCCATCTCGCATCGGCGGACGAGGAGATCCTGTTCGCCCGCGACGGCATCGAACTCGCATATCGAAACAACCTTTCGCTCGCACGCGGGGGCGTGTCACCCCGGGTTGTCCGGACAGGTGCGCAGTCTGGCACCCTGTTCATACCGGGCAAGGAGCCGCTGCACCTCACTGGGAACGATCAACTTACAATCTTCGAACGCCTTGTTGTCGCCGCCGGGAAAGGCAGTCCCGATATTCAGGTCAAAGCGCTGATGGAAGGCTTCGAATCGAGAAGCCCCCAACAGACGTTCCGGAAGAATACGTGGGACAGCATCCGGGACGTCTATATCGGCAAGGGTGCAAAGAATGGCTATTGGCGTCTGATGCTCGCCGGGCAACCGACCGAAGGTGTCTCCGATACGCTGGTCAAAGGGCCCGTCTAACGTCGGTCTAACATGCGCCGGGAGACGGTCTAACAAATCGTTGATTATTGGAAAGGCTCACTCATCAGAGGAGCACTTCCATGCCGACTCCCGATACTCCCCGCCAGCCCGCCCAGATGAGCTGGACCGGTGGCGCAAAATCAAAACCCAACCCTTTGAGCCCGGAATGGCGCTGCACGCGTTGTGACAAGCTGCTCGGCGTCTGCCGGGACGGCCGCATGCATCTGCGTTTCGCGCGGGGGCACGAGTATTTCGTGGGCTTTCCGGTCGTGGCCACCTGTCGGGGCTGCGGAACGCTGAACCAGGCGCAATCACCTGCGCGCTAAGGCGCGCATCTCACCAATTTCCTGAAATCGCAGAGACGCACGACGTCCTGACCTGGCTTTGAGAAGGCGCTGGACGCCTGGCCGCAAGGCAGGCGTCCAATGTCTATCGCGTGGCACGAGATCCGTGATCACCTCATGTTTTCTTCTTCAACTCTCGGTTTTCGACACACCTTCGATGAGCTGCGGCGCAGCAGCGAACCGCTCGCACATTTCGCTGATCCGGCCGCTTTGCTGGATACGTTGCACGTCGGCAGCCATGCACCGGACGAGAAAAACCGGCTTCTGGCTGCACTGGTCGGGGCCGCACAGTCTGGCGGCGCGGCCTCCGATTGTGCCCTGACGCTGATGCTGCTGGCTCTCTGGCCGGGGCTGGATGCCGTTCGGCGCAGATCGATCTGGCGCAGGATCGGCACCGGCGACGATGTTGCTTCAGAAATCCTCGCACGGGTTTCCGAGGCCATTCGGGGTCTGGATCTGCGGCGGGTCAACTGGATCGCGGCAACCATCCTGCGGAACATCGAGCGCGACCTGATCAGAACGCGTCAGCGTGAGGACAGGCACCAGAGCCTGCGCCGCGAGGGCGATCCCGACGAAATCCCGACTGACGATGAAGCGTCAGTCACCGCCAGCCCCGCACTGCTCCACCGCGATCTCGTCCGCATCATCGGCACGGATGCGGATCTGGTGATCCGTGTGGCCATCGACGGGTTCTCCCAATCCGAGGTTGCGGCCGAACTGGGGCTGTCTGAGGCGGCGACGCGCAAACGCTATCAGCGGGCGACCCGGCGTCTACGCGACGTCCTGCAAGAATTTTGCTGACCGGATGTCCCGATCCCTGGGGCGCGATGGCTTTTCCCATTCAGACGCCACCGCGCGTCCCACTCAAACCGAAAGTCGACCAGCATGATCAGCAAAGCCGACCTCTTGTCCGCAGACCTCAAGCGCATCCCCGGCCTCTACCGCCGCTGGGAGTTGCCGGAAATCCTGAAGAACCAGCGTGCCTACCGCATCGAAAATGCCGGTTCCCATCAGGACGGGACGCCACTCGTGGCGGTCTACGCCGAGGCCGACGCCGATGCGGGCCAGCCGGACGATCTGCACAACGCCTCAATCAAGGACGCCGAAGCGGCCTCGGTCCCCGCTGGGACGATGTCGCGGCGGCCTGAGTAGAGGGGAAAGGAGGAGACATGTTCTTGGAAACCACACCCTTTATCACGGTTCGCGCCAGCCGACCGCTGTCCGAGATCGAGTTCTGTGCCTGGGTGGCGCAGGCCGTTCCCGGCGACCGGCTGGAATACCATCGCGGCTTTCTGGTGCTCGACATCTTCCCTGTGTTTTCAGGGCTGTCGGATGCGGCACGCTCCGAGTTGAGCAGGCTTGGATCGCGGGCCTTCTGGGCCGCTGAACTGGGTCTCGTGCATCTCGTTCAGGAGCGCATAGGCCCGGATCAGTTCGCCTACATCGCCGTCGCCCGACCCAAGCCGAAGGCCGCTGCCGTCTCGCTGTCCGAGCTCCTGCTCGCCGAACAGGAGGCCGCGTGATGCCCGCCTTCCAATCCTTTTTCACCGATTACGGAGACCATTTCATGCCTTTCCCCGAGAACACCCCAACGCCGGATGATCTGCCATCGCTCAGCGCCGCCGACATCGCGGCCCTGCCGGTCGAGTTGCTGGCAATCCTGCAACGCGAGATCGACGAGCGCCTAAAGCGCGACAAGGCGGCAAAGACCCGCTTCGATGCTGGACTGGCCGTTCGCTACGCCACCCGGGCCGCCGAAGAACGCCAGGTTTCGGGCAAAGACACCGGCACGGTCCGCTTTGATGATGGCGATTTCACCGTGGTCGCCGATCTGCCGAAGCGGGTGGATTGGGATCAGGATCGGCTTGCCGACATGGTCGCAAGGATCCGCGATGCCGGGGACGATCCGGCCGAATATGTCGATCTCTCCTTCAAGGTGCCCGAGCGCAAATACGCGGCCTGGCCAGAGGCCATCCGACAGGGCTTCGAGCCCGCGCGCACCGTCCGGCCCGGCACTCTGAAGGTTGAGATCCTCGCGCAGGGGGCAGACCAGTGAGCCTCCCCATCATCAGCGCCGACCAGCGACTTGCCGAGCCGCGCGGGATCAAGGGCTGCATCTTCGGGAAATCCGGCATCGGGAAAACGTCGCTGCTCTGGACGCTCGATCCCGAGCGCACCTTGTTCATGGATCTCGAAGCGGGCGATCTCGCCATTGAGGGCTGGGCGGGCGACAGCATCCGGCCGCGCACCTGGACGGAATGCCGGGATTTCGCAGTGTTCATCGGCGGGCCCAACCCGGCTTTGCGGGACGAGCAGGCCTATAGTCCGGCGCACTATGCCGCCGTCTGTGACCGCTTCGGCGATCCAGCAGCACTCGACCGCTACGACACCATCTTCGTCGACTCGATCACCGTGGCGGGGCGGCTTTGTTTCGGATGGTGCAAGGGCCAGCCGGAGGCGATGTCAGAAAAGACCGGCAAGCCGGATGTGCGCGGTGCTTACGGGCTGCACGGCCGCGAGATGATCGGCTGGCTCACCCATCTGCAGCATACACGGGCCAAGAATGTCTGGTTCGTCGGGATCCTCGACGAGAAGCTCGACGACTTCAATCGCAAGGTGTTCCAGCCGCAGATCGACGGCTCAAAGACCGGGCTGGAGCTGCCGGGGATCGTCGATGAGGTGATCACCATGGCGGAGCTGAAGGCCGACGGTGGCGATCCGTACCGCGCTTTCGTCTGCCACACGATCAACCCCTGGGGCTTTCCAGCCAAGGATCGCTCCGGTCGCCTTGATCAAGTCGAAGAACCCCATCTCGGCCGCCTGATGGCGAAGATCCGTACGCTCGTAACACCAGCATCCGACCGGCTGACCTACGCCCCGCCACCCGCCGATCCGGCCGGTGCCGACCAATCCCAACCGCAATCCTGAAAATAGAAGGAGGTTCCCCATGGGTTCCTGGAACGATTTCAACGACGCGCAGAGCAACACGAACCTCATCCCCAAGGGCACGCTGGCCAAGGTCCGTCTGACCATCCGCCCCGGCGGTTTCGACGATGCCTCACAGGGCTGGACCGGGGGCTATGCCACGCGCGGCTCGACAGGTGCTGTCTATCTCAACGGCGAGTTCACCGTGACCGAGGGGCAATATGCCCGGCGCAAGATCTTCACCCTGATCGGGCTCTACAGCCCCAAGGGCCCGGACTGGACCAACATGGGCCGCAGCCTCGTGCGTGGCATGTTGAACTCGGCGCGCGGGATTTCCGACAAGGACATGTCGGCCGAGGCGCAGGCGGCGCGGCGGATCAGCGGCTTTGCCGATCTCGACGGTATCGAGTTCGTTGCTCGCATCGACATCGGCACCGATGCCAGCGGTGACGACAAGAACGAGATCCGCAGCGCGGTCACGCCTGACCATCGCGATTATGCGCAGATCACGGGAACGGCGCCCTTGCAGTTCAGTGGTAACGCTGGGCCGGGGGCCACTCCGCAGCAGAATGCTGCTGCCCCAACGTCCTCGTCCAATCCGCCAGCAGCCAACCCCGGTGCCCCCGGGCGGCCGAGCTGGGCGCAGTAGGGGGGATCGGTCATGCGCCTGCGTCCCCGCCAGAAAACCTTCGTCGAGCGCAGTGTTGCTGCGCTCGCCTCACGCGGCAACACGCTGGGCGTGGCTCCTACCGGCGCGGGCAAAACCATCATGCTCTCGGCGGTCACCGGCGAGATGATCAGCGACGGCGCCAAGGCCTGTGTTCTGGCGCATCGCGACGAGCTCACGGCGCAGAACCGTGCCAAGTTCCAGCGCGTCGTGCCGAGCGTAGCCACCTCGGTGATTGACGCCACAGAGAAATCCTGGGGCGGCCAGGTTGCTTTCGCCATGGTGCCCACACTGGCGCGGGCGTCGAATCTGACCGACATGCCACGCCTCGATCTTCTGGTGATTGATGAGGCGCATCACGCGGTGGCGGACAGCTACCGCCGGATCATCGACCGGGTGCGCGATGCAAATCCCGACGCGAGGGTGTTCGGGGTGACAGCAACGCCGACCCGGGGCGATCGCAAAGGGCTGCGCGAGGTCTTCGACAATGTCGCCGACCAGGTGCGTCTGGGCGAGCTGATCGCCTCGGGGCACCTCGTGCCACCACGGACCTTCGTCATCGATGTGGGCGTGCAGGAAGAATTGAAATCCGTCCGCAAGACCAGCGCGGATTTCGACATGACCGAGGTGGCGGACATCATGGACCGCGCGCCCGTCACCGACGGAGTGATCCGCCACTGGCGTGAGAAGGCAG